AATTATTTTTAGCTTGTGCAATCTCACCATCAGTAGATGTAGATTTAGATTTTAATTAAATAACATATTTATAAGAAACACAAAAGAATTAAATGGCAGCTATATTTCAATTAAGAAGAGGTTCGGGTTCAGTATCTTTAGTAGATGGTGAATTATATGTAAATAAAGGACCGGATTCGTTACAATATTCGGTAGGTGATAGAGAAATTACTTTAGCAAAATTAGATGAGCTTAATACGGGTTCATTGAATTTGTATGGTGATATCACTGCATCAAACTTATATGTAACCGGCAATGTAACGATTGGTGGTAATATCACTATTGGTGACCAAACTACCGATTCGGTTACAATTAATGCAGATTTAGATTCCGATTTAATTCCAAATACAAACAAAACATATAGTTTAGGTACAAATTCTAAATGGTATAAGAATTTATATATAGAAACGATATCATCATCATTTATATCTGGAGCTATTGCTGGTATTGGTAGTTTGGAAGAGTTTTCAACATCGGTAGATAGTAGATTAGATTATTTAGAAGGACCATTTTCAACTTCAGTAGATAGTAGAATCGATTTATTAGAATCCGCAATGAGTGGTTCTAATAGATTATACGTTTCACCTGAAGGAAGTGATACTAATAATGGTCGTGAACCACATACTCCGTTTAAAACGATTAAAGCAGCAGTTGCCTCATTGGGAGATGCTGTATATAGTAATGTAAAACGATATACTATCTTTGTGGGTAGTGGTAACTATACCGAACAAAACCCAATCGCAGTTCCACCGGGAGTTGCAATTGTAGGTGATACATTGAGAACAGTTAGATTAACTGCGGCAAATCCTACAAAAGATTTCTTCCATGTACATGATTCAAACTATTTCTATGGTTTAAGATTTTTAGATTTACAACATCCTGCTTTCGCATTTTCATTTCCATCATCTACTGCAACATCGACAATAAGTGGCGGTAATGTTTCTACCATATCGGTAGTATATTCTATGAATGGATATACCGATGGAACAAATCAGGATTTAGGAATTATTATAGAAGGACCAAATAATAATGGTACAACTGCAACAGCTACGGCTGATGTAGTGGGTGGAGTTATTACTCAAATAAATGTAGTAAATGGTGGTACAAACTATTCATCAACTGAAAAGCCACACATTTCTATTCCGGCTCCTTTATCAAAAAGACCGGTTATCACTACATCGCCATATATTCAGAATTGTTCTTCAATTACGGGCCCGTTTAATACATCGGGTGTAAAAGTTCTACAAGCTTTACCATATGATGAGGCTACTTTCAACATAGATGAGCAAGGAGCTGGTGGTGGTATTAGAATCGATGGTAACTTAGTTCATCCATTATCACCTTTAGAATCGTTCGTAGCAGATGCGTTTACACAGGTAAACCAAGGTGGACCTGGTCACTTAGTAATTAATAAAGGATACGCTCAATTTGTATCGTGTTTTACTACGTTTTGTACTTATGGATTTAAAACTGCTAATGGTGGTTTCGCAAATATTTCAAATTCTGTAATAGATTTTGGTAAAGAGGGATTAATATCAAAAACATATTTCCCAACAACATATAACACGGGTTCATCTTTAGAAACAAAAACTTCGCAAGTAAGTGGATTTGTGATTGATGAAAATGGAGCAGGATATACCGGTTCAATAGCCGGTGTAACGATTATCGGTGGCGGGGCAAGTGTTCAAGCAACCGCTGAAGCAACTGTAAATGCAAATGGTTCAATTGATGAGATAGTATTGTTAACACCGGGTAGTGGATATACATCGCAACCATCGGTAACAATTGATACTCCAACGGGACCTGGCGCAATATTAGCTACCACTGTGGCTGGTAAAGCATTGATTAGTGGAGTTAGTGAGATGTTGATATCTTTAGAAACTGGCATTAGAGGGGTTGATATATCTTCTAATATGATTTTAAATGGTGTTGATTATTTGGTAACTGATGTTGCCGAAGTAAGTGGACACCCTAATAATAGAAGAGTAACAACGTATCCTGCGCCTCCTTCGATTACAACAAATGACCAAATTAAATTCCATCAATTATCAAATATCTCAACGGGTGGATTGGTAATGGAATACGTTGGTAGTGGTGTTACATATAACTCCCTTCCAAAATATGGTGGAGTTCCAATTAGAACAAGAGAAATTGTAGAATTTGCACCGGGTAGAGTTTTTTATTCAACGGTTGATAATATTGGTAACTTAAAAATTGGTGATTTCTTTTCAGTTAATCAATTGACTGGAGAAGTAACAATAGATGCTAACTCATTCAATCTATCAGGTCTAAACGCAATTGGTCCATTCAGAAGAAATGGTGTAGCAGTTGGTGTTGTGTTGCAAGAAGTGAGTAATAATACAACGTTATTAAATTCACAAGGTTTATATGGTGAAGATACTACTCCAACGCAATTCGCAGTTAAAGAATATGTTAACGCATATACATCATCTGCTAATAATCGTTTGAGTAATTTAGAAATAGCATCATCAAGCGCAAAAATATCAATAGCAGAATTAAACACATATACATCCTCACTTAAACAGGCTATAACTGTTACCGGCACCGATGTATCATCAACTACTACAATTAAAGGAAATTTGGTAGTACAAGGAACACAAACCACAGTAGATTCAACTACAATTCAACTAGGTGACAATATTATCGAATTAAATGGTAGTGGAGTTGCAAATGCTGGTTTATTGATTAAAGATTCAACTTCACCAAATACATTAAGTGGTTCTTTATTATGGGATACAACTTTAAATTATTGGAAAGCTGGTAATGTATATTTAGAATCTAAAATCCTTTTAGCAGGTGGTGATGGGGTTCTTTCTGGTTCAACCGATTTTAATGCATTTTCAACATCGGTAGATTTAAGGATTGCAAATGCAAGTTCTTCATTACACGATTTGAGTGGTTCAACTTATTCGGTAAGTTCTTCATTAGATTTACGTGTTACAAATGTAAGTTCTTCATTATACGAACTAAGTGGTTCATCATATAATGCAAGCTCTTCATTTGATAGACGAATTACAAATGTAAGTTCTTCATTATATGATTTGAGCGGCTCAACTTATTCAATAAGTTCTTCGTTTGATACAAGAATTACTAATAATAGCTCTTCATTATACGAACTAAGCGGTTCAACATATAATGTAAGCTCTTCATTTGATATCAAATTTATAGGGGTTCAAAGCTCAACCGCAAGTTTAAATACGTTTAGTGCAAGTGTGTTAAGTGATTTAACATCCATACATCAGACAACTGCAAGTTTAAATTTATTTAGTGCAAGTGTAACTGCATCATTCTTATTAATGACGGCATCAATTGATGACCACGAAGATAGAATTGCATACATCGAAGGTATGAGTGGAATTACAGGTGGAAATCCTTTAACGCCATTGAATATATTTTCTGCATCTATAAATACATTTACATCATCTACAAATACGAGATTAAGTAATATAGAAGCAGCAACTGCATCATACGAAACAACGGGTAGAGGAATTGTAAGTGGTAGTTCCCAAATAGTTCCATTATTACCTTCTGGTGTAATTAGTAGTTCAATTCAAATATTGGGTGGAAGTGGAGTTTGGAGTAGTTCAGTTCAAATGCCGGTAGGCGTTGTAAGTGGTTCTTCTCAAATTACATATACAAATATTTCTTCTATACCATCCGGAATCGTAAGTGGTTCTTCTCAGATATTAAACGGCTCTACAATTCATAGTAGTTCTATTGGCGATTATCAATTTAACTCAATTGGAGTTGGAACTGCGGCAAGTACTACCGCAGGAGAAATTAGAGCAATAGGCGATATAACGGCATATTATTCATCGGATGAGAGATTGAAAGAAAACATTACTCCTATTTCAAACGCTTTAGAAAAAGTAAATCAAATTAGTGGTAACACATATGATTGGAAAGAAGGATATAATGAAATTCACTCCCATAAAGGAAATGATGTTGGGGTAATTGCACAAGAAATTGAATCAATATTACCGCAAATCGTAACTAATAGAGATAATGGATATAAAGCAGTTCAATACGAAAAAATTATTCCATTATTAATAGAAGCAATCAAAGAATTATCTACAAAAATAGATAGATTGGAAAATAAATAGATATTTATAAGGAGTTACTAAACAACACAAAAATAATTAACCGTACTAAAAAAAAGGTAAACTAAATGGCACTTAAATTTAGACGTGGGACAACCGCACAACAATCAGGTTCGTTAGCATTCGGAGAACCATATGTAAACACTACATTGGGAACTTTATTAATCGGTGGTCCAACAGGAGACATCGTATTATCGGCAGGAGGTACAGGAAGTACTGGAAACTTTGGAGCAATTTCGGGTTCAGGCTTAGACATTACGGGCAATGCAAATATTGCTGGTAATTTAACATTGGGTGGTAATATCACAATAGGTGATGCCGGAACTGATACAATTTCAATTAACGCAGACTTAAGTTCATCTATCATTCCGGATACAACAAATGTATTTGATTTGGGTAGTCCTACTAAAGTATATAGAAATATATACGCTAATAAGTTAAGTGGTAGTGTATTAGAAATCACATCTGGTAGTAATCCAGAGATTAGATTATTTAATAAAACAACCGGTATAGGATACCATATCCAAAATGGAGATGGTGGTAATTTCCAAATACATAATTCAAATACTAATGATTTATTATTTAGATTTGATTCCGCATCACTTGATTATGGTAATCAGGATGGTCGTTTTTATGCAAATGTATTTGTAAGTAAATCGGTAAATGCACACCAAGTATTTGCAGAATCTATTGTAGCTGGTGGATTCACTGGTTCATTGAGTGGGTCTGTAAATGGTATTGGAAATGTATCTACATATTCAGCATCGGTTGAAAGTAAGATAACTAATAATTCATCTTCAGTACACGATACTTTATATTATCCAACTACTGGTTTAGTAGCTAGTATATCTGCTTCTATAAACCAAGCAACTGCATCTATAAGTTCAAGCATATCTAATATATTATATTGGCCAACGACTGGTTTAGTAGCAAGTATTTCATCTTCTATAAATCAAGCAACCGCATCTTTAAGTGCAAGTTTCTACGATTCAATTTTTGGATTAAATCCAAATGCATTGAGTTATAGTATCAATTTAGATTTATATGGTGGATTTGGTAACACCGGTTCATTTGATAAATTAAGTGGTAGTATTTATAGAAATATCTATGGCGATGGTGGAATGAATGTAGGATTGAGTGGAAGTATTGCTTCAACTCAAAATATGTTTAGTATGTCTGTTGCAACGGATACCGCTGCACTATACAACTCATCATCTGCTCTTACTATTTCCGCATCATCTGCGAAGATGACAAACGATACACAAGATGGTAGATTAAACGCAATAGAATCTGAAAGTGGTTCATATGCAAGAACAAATTCAGCAAACACATTTACTGGAACTCAAACTATTACAGGTTCATTATACGTTTCGCAAGATTTAGTAGTAGCAGGTTCTTCATCAATTCAAAACATTAGTTCTTCTAATTTAGTGATTGGTGCAGCATATGTAACATTAAATACGAATACTCCAGCTGCAAGATACGCAGGAATACAAATTATGGATAGTGGTTCAATGGGAGCATCTGGTTCATTCTTATATGATTCCGTACAAGATGAATTTATCCAAGTTCATAAAGGAAATGGATTGAATGTAACATCATCTCACTTTGTACAAGGGCCTCAGACATATGATGATTTAGGTAATGAATTATATTTAACAAACAATAAATTAGTTAAAGGTACTGGATTAGAACATATCGTTGATTCAAACATTACCGATACAGGTACGTTGATTACATTGGGCTCTAATACCATTGTAAATGGTACAATAGTAGCATCTGGTACAACTTTAGTTTCGGGCTCATCACAAATTGATGCAACTGTAACTACGAATTGGGCAACGGGTATTAAAACTCAATTAAATGCAAATAATGTTGTATCTGGCTCATCGCAAGTAATCGGAATATTGGGTTCATTGAACACTTACACAGGCTCAAATGATACAACTAATACAACACAAAATACGAGATTAACGGCATTAGAAGTATCTGCATCTACTGCATTATCTACAAATAATTCACAGGGTGTTAGTGTAACAAACTTAAACACATTTAGTGGTTCAGCATTAACGAGATTATCAGCATTAGAAGTTGAAACTACCAATTTAGAAGCATTTACATCTTCAATCAACACAACTATTAAGAGTAAGTTGGATGCAGATGGTGTAATTAGTGGTTCATCTCAATTAACCACAACATTTGATGCTAGATATTTAAATACGGGAGGAGATTCAGTAGTATCTGGTTCATCTCAAATAGCATTTAGTGGTGTAACTGGTACTGTTTCAAACGCACAATTAGCAAATTCTACAATTAGTGGTGTTGCATTGGGTGGTACGTTAGCAGCATTAACAATTGGTACGGGATTAAGTGGTACATCTTATAATGGTAGTTCATTAGTAACTATTGCTAATACTGGTGTGACTTCAATCACAGGTACTGCAAATCAGGTTGTTGCAAGTGCAGGAACGGGCGGTGTAACATTATCATTACCTCAAAGTATTAACTCAACAGCAACTCCAACATTTGGTAACTTAACCATTAATGGAACGATAACTGCAACGGGTGATATCACCGCATACTTTACTTCTGATAAAAGACATAAAAATAATATTCAACTTATTCCAAACGCTTTAGAAAAAGTATCTAAATTAAATGGTGTAACTTGGGAATGGAATGATGATGTGAATGAAGTAACAAAATCAACACCAAAGACAGGTTTAATCGCACAAGAAGTTCAGGAAGTATTACCGCAAGTAGTAGTAGAAAGAGAGAACGGATATTTAGGATTAGATTATTCTAAAATGATGGGATTATTAGTTGAGGCAATTAAAGAACAACAAATTCAAATAGAGCAATTAAAAGCACAAATTGGTTCTAAATAAATGTACGATGTTTATTATACCACCGCAGGAGGACCTTGGTTCAATAGTGGTGCGGATATATGGGTAACTGAATGGATAAAAGAAGTGGCTCCTCATTTAGAGGTGAAGCCACTTCTTCTATTCCATAGACATAAACCTCAAAATTACGAAGAATTTCCAATCAACATAGACCATATCTGGGAAACATCGGAAGATGAAATTATAAAAATATTAGATGGTGCACGAAGAGTACATATTCTACATGGTCATTATACTCCAACCAGAGCTATTCATCAAAATTTGGAAAAGATTGATTCAATCGTTTTTCATAATTTAACAAAAGTGTCTTTAATGGCACAAATGGGAAAAGATGAGTATCTTCATTGGTATGGTAATTGGGAATATGAATCGGAATTGATTGATAAAATCAAACATAAAATTTGGGTGGGATTGTATCACTTTCCATATGAAACACAAAATTTACATCACATTGCAAATTCTTATACCTTTAAAATAAACAATGAGCTATCTACTTCTACGGAATTGGGCTATGCGGCAAGAGTTGAAGGTAGAAAAAATGTTGAATTTATGGATGGATTGGGTGGATTAATTTCAACTAATTCAGATACATTCAACAAATATTATAAAAAGAAATATGGATACAAATTTGAAAAATCAAAAATTTACAAATTTGATTACAAATATAAAGAAAGGTTCTACGGACTTAATTGGGGAATCTCTCATTCTTGCTTTGAATTTGAACCATTTGGATACGGAATTTTTGAAGCTGTGGATTGGGGTAAACTTCCAATATTACACGAAAAATGGCACGTTCCACTTGATTACAAATACAAAGCAATTGATGCAGAATCATTTAAGAAAACCTACGAAACAATTTGTAACGATGATTATGAAACCCGTAAAAACGAATTTGAAAAACTAAAAGATTGGATGATATTACATTTTGGAAATAAAGATGTATGGAAACAAAAACTTTTAGATATTTATAACATAGAATAACACAACAACAATGGCAAAAACTAATTTATCTTTAGGTAACCTATACAGAGCAACTACGGGAGCAGCTAGAACTACCCAAGCATCATCAATTAATGCAAGAAACGCTTCAGCTGGAACGCAAGTTTCATTTGGTTCATTTGCAATTGATTCCGTTACACCAAGCGTACCAACTTATACATATATTGTAGAAAGTACAACCGAAGCGGCAACGTTCACATTTGGTTCACCAGGAGCAGTACATGGAACGAGAGTTGGAAATGTATCAGCAAACTATACTGTTTCGTTTGATAATGCAAACTTTTCGGTAGGTTCTCCATCATTAGGAGCATCTCCATCGTTTCCAATAACACCCGCATCAATAGCATCATCGACATATTCGGAAGCATCTTCTGTATTATCTATGAAATATGCGGATGGATATAATTTAAACGCAACAAACTACAATACTACAACTACTAAAACATTATACGCTGTAGATGTTTATAATACAATTAACCAACCAGATTTTTGTTTATTATTTGGAACTAAAATTGAATTGGCTAATGGTACAATACTCAATGTGGAAGATTTAAATGTTGGTGATGAAATAAAAGCATGGGTGCCAGCAGGATTGCCGGATGAAACGCAAGATTCTGAAAGTGACCAAGTTGAGTGGAGATTCCACTATTCGGATACATTATCAGGTTCTGCGGAAACTGTTGTTGTAGCTGATATCACATTCAATTTTGCTTCAGCATATTACTCACTAAATAATGGAGTAATTGAAGCTACTGAAACTCACCCATTGTATGTTTGGGATAACGAAATAGAAAAATATAAATTTAAAAACGTTGGTGATATTCTTCCAGGAGATAGATTGATTAAAGAAGATGGAAGTGAAGAGGAAATATATGATATAGCAGTTATTACGGAAGATGTGGAAATCGCAACTGTTAACGTAGAGAATGCCGATGTTTATATTTCTAATGGTTTAATTTCTCATAATAAAGGAACAACAACACAACCATATATTCCATCAGCAGGTTTAAGAATGTATTTAGACCCAACTAAAACCGCATCTTTTGGAGCAGGTTCATTGCCAGCAACTGGTACACCAACGGTGGACTGGTTAGATTTGGCAGGATATGGGACGGGTGTTAGACCATCCGCACAATCTCCAATGGTGAAAAGTGGTGGCAATCCATCGTATAATAATGGTGCAAGTAGAAAAGAAAGATATTACTCGTTTGACGGTGGCGATTTATTTTTTAAAGATACTACATCAAACATAAGTGGGGGTATAACTCAATTTAATACATCCGCATATAGTGTAGGTGCATGGGTTAGATTTACATCACATCCTACAAGTGGATATTATCAAATTTTTGGTAAACAAAGTACCGCCGGTACGGGAAATCGAATTATATCATTATACCTAAACTCAAATGGTAGTGGTACATATTTTTTACACGATGGTACAAACGTTCAAGGCAATAGTAATACCTTTAGTTTAAGTACAAATGTTTGGTATTTCGTAGGATACACTGCAGCAGCTAATGGTACGAACGTATTCTATTTAGATAATAGCTCAGTTGGAACGGTATCAAATGGTGCAACTACATATACAACATCGGCACAAATTATGATAGGTGGTAACCAAGTTGAGAGTTCATATTTTTTGACAGGACAATTGGGACCGGTATTATTTTATAACACTCAATTGAATTCTACAAATATGGGAAATATTTATAACTATTTCTCACCAACCTATAAATAGTAATTGTTGTTTTGAAATAAAAAATTATATTTATAGTAGACATTAAAAATTAAATAAAGATATAAAATGGCAGAAAAAATAGTATCACCAGGTGTTTTTACAAAAGAAAACGACCTTTCATTCTTACAACAGGGTGTAGCTGAAATAGGTGCAGCATTCATTGGTCCTTTTAAAGAAGGCCCTTTAACTCCTACAATTGTTAACTCACAATCTGAATTCGAAACTCTATTTGGAGTAGTTGATGATACATATTATACTCCTTTAGCAGTACAATCATATTTAAGAGAAGCTGGAAGCGCTACAATTTGTAGAGTAGCTGGTGTTGGTGGATATACTGAAACCGCTCCTTTATTATTAACTGCAACTTCGGGTTCAGTATCAGCATCTTTAGGTATTCTTTTCAATACCGCGGTAGGTGCAAATGGTGGATTTGTTGGTGAAACATTGGCAGATGCGGATGGTAAAGGTGATTTTGTTTTATCAACGTTAGGTTCAGCATCTTTAAATGTAACCGATACTAATGATATTGAAGCAGTATTTGGAACATCTCCATTTGGAAGTAAAGAAGCATATTCATATGGTTTCTTCAAAAATACATCTATGAACTTTACATCTGCAACTTCTGCAAGTGTAACAGTATTGGGTAATCAATTATTTAATTTTGATGCACAAGAAGCATTAACACCAATGATTAAATCTCAAACAATCTCTGGTGATAGATATGATTTATTCCAATTCGAAACAATTGGAGCAGGTAATGTAGCTAACACAAAAGTAAAGGTTGGTATTACAAATATTAAAGCAGCTGGTTCTGTAAATGGAACTGATTATGGTGTATTCACTGTAGTTGTAAGAGATTACGCTGATACTAATAAGAAAAAGAATGTATTAGAAACTTGGTCAAATGTAAACTTAGACCCTAATTCTCCTAACTACATTAGTAGAGTAATTGGTGATAGAAAATTATCCATCAACTCTGAAGGTAAAATTAGTGAAAGTGGTGACTGGGTTAATAACTCAAAATATATTAGAATTGCAAATTTAAACGAATCGGCTCCCGTACAAGTAGTACCATTCGGACATGATAAGTATTCTTTACCAGTATCTGCATCAGCAGCTATTGGAGCATTGATTCCTTCGGTAACATTTGTAACCGCATCGGCAACACAATATGGTGGTATTGATTTAGATAACAATACTGATAACGCAATCTACTTAAAACCAATTCCAACAGGAGCAGGTGTAGGTTCTAATTCTGTATTTGGATTAGATACATCAAATGGTGGTTCATTATCGGTAGGTTCAACTTCGGCACAATTTGTTGTAGCATTCCAAAACGGATTTGATGGTAAATCGCCAGCAATTGCAATTAATAAAGGTGCTGATATTAATTCAGGAAACTCACAAGGTTTTGACTTAACTAATTCAACTGCAAGTGGTTCGGTAGCATACGCTAAACATATAGCAGCATTATCTAACGCTGATGAGTATGACATCAATATGATTGTAACTCCAGGTGTTATTAGAAGATTACACTCTTCAGTAGTAACTTCAGTATTGGATATGGTTGAACAAAGAAATGATTGTTTCTACATTATGGATTCAACGGCAGCAGGTGATTCAATCTCACAAGCTACTACTCAATCTGATGCAGTAGATTCAAATATGGTAGCAACTTACTATCCTTGGATTAAAACGATTGATGTTAATACTAACAAATTAATTTCAGTTCCACCTTCAGTATTATTACCTGGCGTATTCGCAGCAAACGATAGAGTAGCAGCAGAATGGTTCGCACCAGCCGGTTTGAATAGAGGTGGTTTAATAGGAGCAGTTAGTGTATTAAATAGATTAACTCAATCTGAAAAAGATGAATTATATGAAGCAAAAGTAAACCCAATCGTACAATTCCCAGGACAAGGTATCGTAGTATTCGGACAAAAAACATTACAAGATAAACCATCTGCATTAGATAGAATCAATGTAAGAAGATTATTATTGACTGTTAGAAAATATATCGCATCTACATCTCGTTATTTAGTATTTGAACAAAATACATCAACGACTAGAAATAGATTCTTAAACATAGTTAATCCGTATTTAGAATCAATCCAACAAAGACAAGGTTTGTACGCATTCCGTGTTGTAATGGATGAAACTAATAACACACCAGATGTAATCGATAGAAACATTATGAAAGGGGCTATCTACTTACAACCAACTAAGACAGCTGAATTCATTCAAATTGATTTCAACATCTTACCAACTGGCGCCGCTTTTAACGGATAATTTAAAAAATAG